CCTTTTTTGATTTCATGGCGGCTTTAAATGCTCGTAAAAAGGAAGACCGATCTGAGTTAGTCGACCCACTGGATGCCATTAATCAAACATATGGCTTATAAGCATTTGTGCCTAAAAGGAGGTTAAAAAAGAATGGCTAAAAAAGTAGTTGGCCGTGAGATGACCAGTAGGGTTGGACTAGATTCAGCAGAAGCTGTTAAATCTCTCAAACAATTAACAGCAGAGGTTAAAGCAAACACTAGTGGTTGGAAAGCCCAAGAAGCAGCACTAAACTCGGCAGGGAAACATCAAGAAGCCACTGCAGCTAGGGTAAATGGTCTAGCTAAGTCAATGGAGATGCAAAAGTCTAAAATTGACGAGTTAAAGAAACGTCAATCTGGTCTAAATCGGGACACTAAAGATGGTGCACTTGAATATACCAAGCTAACCGATGAAATTAACAAAGCTAATCGGTCATATGACAGTATGGGTGGCCAACTAGATCGGGCTAAAAACAGACTGCAGTATTACAATTCAGGTTTAGCTGACCTACAGAAGGGCTATAAACAAAGCACAGCATTGTCTAAGTCCTACGTTGAACGTTTAGAAGCTGAGGGCAAGCAGGAAGATGCTAACAAGGCTCGTTTAAGTGGCTTAAAGCAGGCTTATTCTAACATTGAGGCTCAATATAAGACCCAATCAGATGAGCTAGATAAAATTAGAAAAGCCAGTGGTGATACCTCAGACGCCTATAAACGCCAGCAAGTGCGTGTTAATGAAACCGCCACTAGTATGGCAAAGCTAAAAAGTGAGACTAATGAGTTAGATTCAGCCATGAAGAAGTCTAATGCTAGTGCCTTCACTAAAATGCTCGATAAAGCCAAGTCTAAACTGGGTATGGTTCGAAACGAAGAAGCCAAGACTAAAGATGAAACTAAACATTTTGCCATTGGTTCTGCAATTGGTAACACGATTAGTAACGCCGCGTCTAGTGCACTAGGCTTTATGAAAGACTTTACCAAAGAAGGCTATGAACTAAGTGAAGCCGGCGCCGACATTAATGCCCAGTGGAAGCATTTAGGTCTGTCCACGACTCAATCAACTGGCATGCTTAAACAGCTAGCCGATATTAGAGGTAAATCTAACATGGCTGGTTCATCAATAGACCAATTACAAAAGAAGTTCTATGCAACTACTAACTCGGTCAGTAAGACTAAAGCTTTGACCGAAGTGCTAGCTGCTTATGGTAGTGCCGCCAAGTTAAGTGGGGACAAAATAGCTAAATTAGGTCAAGGCGTTGCTAAATTAAGTGGATCAGCTAAAGTAACTGCTAGTCTATTTCAAAGAACGTTTGGTAAGGTCCCTGAGCTTCAAAAGTCCATTATTAAAGCTAGTGGCATGTCAACCAGTGCCTTCAATAAGCAATTAGCGGCTGGTAAAATTACTGGTTCACAATTACAGGGCTATATGGTTAAGGCCGCCAAGACTAGTGGTAAGGCTTGGTCGGAGTTTGGTGAAACTACAGCCGGTAAGATGGCTGCAATTAAGGGTACCTATACTAACCTAAAGTCAGCGTTTGCTAAACCTCTAGTTTCAGGCGTTGAGAAAGCCATTGACAAGGTTGAAGAAAAGAAAGGCGCTTTAGACAATGTTAAGAAGTCACTAACCGGTTTAGTAACCGAGATGGGTAAAAAGACTGGTCAATACATTGGTGATGTTATTGGATTCCTAGCAAAGAACGAAAAGTCCATCGAAAAGACTGGTGGAGCAATTGCTAGTATTGTTGGTAGTTTGGCTAATGGTGCATGGTCAGCTGTAGCTGGTGCTCTAAAGCTGATTGGTGGGCATTCCAAAGATGCCTCAAAGGGTATGAGCGGGGTAGCCTCAGCTACAGCCAAGATTGCCAAGCACAAGACAGCCATTGAAAATGTTGGTAAAGCTATTGTGACCTACCTTGCTGTATCAAAACTAAAAGGCATAGCCTCAACTATCGTTAGTGTTGCCGGTGGGATTGGTAAGGTCATTGGAACTATGGTCCGTCTAGCTAAATCTGAAAAGTTAGCTACAGCGGCTCAATGGTTACTTAATGCGGCCATGGATGCTAACCCGATTGGCATTGCTGTAATTGCCTTAGCCGCTTTGACAGCTGGACTAGTATTGGCATACAAGCACATTAAGCCGTTCCGAGAATGGGTTAATAAGACAGCTAAAGCAGTGGTTAACTTTGGCAAGGGAATTGCTAAATGGGGATCAAATGTCGGCAAGTCAGTAGGTAAAGCCCTCAGCAGCATGTCGAAGAAGTGGAATAGCTTCAAGAAGAGCTTTAAGAAGTCATGGAATAAACACTGGTCAGACGCTGGTAAATCACTCAAAAACAGCTGGAACGGTTCATTGAAACACACTAGAGAGTTCTTTAGCAGTGTTGGCAAGAAATGGGACGGTTGGAAGTCTAGCTTTAAGAAGAGTTGGTCAAAGCACTGGAATACCATGACTAGCAACTTGCATAATGCCTGGAATAGCTCATACAAGCACACTAAGAATTTCTTCTCTAGCATGGGCACTAAGTGGGTTGGCTGGAAGAAGAGTTGGTCACATAGTTGGAATAGCCATTGGGACAAGATGCGGTCTAATCTGCATAGCTATTGGAACAAAGACCTTAGCCATACTAGAGTGTTCGGCCATTCAATGGGTGATTGGCTATCAACCTTTAAAAAGTCCTTTAAATCAGGCTGGTCTAGTTTAGGAACTGGTGTTGAAAACATCTTCAAAGGCCTATGGAAGAACCTAAAGAAGTTTGCTAGAGATGGCATGAATGATGTTATCGACCTTATCAACGGTGGGATTAATGCGGTTGATAGTGTTATCCATACGTTTGGCGGTAAGAAGAAAACCATTGGTGATTTAAGCCATGTTCATTTTGCCGAAGGTACTGGTATGTTTAGTGGGTCACGTAACCCAATTACACGGCCTACACTGGCTATGCTCAATGATGGTAATGACTCACCTGAAACGGGCAACAAAGAAATGGTCATGCTACCTAATGGCGATTCAGGCATTGTTCAAGGCCGTAACACTAAGATGATGTTACCTGCTGGCACTGAAGTATTGAGCGCTAGTGAGACAGCCATGTTAATGAGTATGCAGGGTATTAGTCACTTTGCTAAGGGTACTGGCTTCTTTGGTGACATACTAAACAGTGTGACTAGCGGTATATCAGGTGTCACTAGTTGGGTTGGCAAGAAGGTCAGCAGTTTAGAGAAGTTCTTTAACACTGCCACTAACATTATTGCTCACCCGGTTAAGTCACTTGAAAACCTGTTTAGCTGGTCTTCTAAGGGCATTAGCGGTGTGATGAGTAACATTGGTAAAGGCCTATTTAATGGCGTTGAGAAGCAAGCTAAGACGTGGTGGTCAACCTTATGGGGTGGCGTTGGTGATAGCCTCGATGATGGCACTGGTTCAAGTTCTAGCTTAGTCAAAGCCATGGAGAAGTACGGCGCTGTTAACAAGTACGTTTGGGGTGCGGCTGGGCCTAATGCGTTTGACTGTTCCGGCCTAGTTGAGTACACATTAAAGAAGATGGGTATTAGCTTCCCTCGGACGTCAGGTGAACAATACAAGGCATCTAAACATGTCAGCAATCCTAAACCAGGTGATTTAACTTTCTTTGGCCCCGGCGGGTCAGAGCACGTTGGTGTATATATCGGCGGAGGGAAGATGTATTCCGCTGAGAATGAGCACGATGGTATGGGTATCAGTAAAGTTCATGGTGGTGGCTACGGGTCATTCGCTGGTTATGGACGAGTACCAGGATTGTCGGATAGCACTAGCTCGGACAAATCTGCTAAGTCTAGTGGCCTGTTAGCCACCATCAAAAAGCAAGTAGGTAGTGGTTTCTGGAAGTTTATCAGCAAGCTAGGTGACATGTTTGGTGATGATGGTGGCTCTATTGAGGGTGGCGCTATCACTCATAGTATGATCAACCGAGCCCTAGAGATGACCAAAGTACCAAGAAGGTATTGGTCTAAGATGCAGTCAGCCATTATCAAAACTGCTGATAGTGAAACTGGTAATCGCAATATCATGCAAACTATCTCAGATGTCAACTCTGCTAATGGTAACCCAGCCGGTGGCCCATTGCAGTTTACCAAGACAACCTTTGACGCGTTTGCATTTCCGGGTCATCACAATTTCAGGTCTAGTTTTGACCAAGTGTTGGCATTCCTTAACAACAGTGACTATCTTAATGCCACTGGTAATACCTCAATTTGGGGTCATGCTAAGTATGACTGGCTTCATAGTGGTCCACAAGGTCATAAGCGGTTTGAAAATGGTGGTATCGTCAACACTAACCAGTTGATTGAGGTCGCCGAGCATAACAAGCCTGAAATGGTCTTGCCATTGACTAATAAGAGTCGGGCTAACCAGCTAATCACACAGGCTAACCAAATGGTAAATGGCAACAATGGTAGTCAGATTGCGTCTAATAGCAGTGAAAGTAGTGAGAAGCTTGATAAAGTCATTGCATTATTGACGGCTTTAGTATCAGGCCAAGGTAGTGTTCAAGCAGTCATTGCTAAGTCAGACGTGGTTAATGCTGTTAAGTCGAATAATAAGACAGCTTCACAATACTCACAAATGATGGGCTATTAAAATCATTAATCAAAGGGTTGTCCTTAATTGGGCACCCTTTTTACATACCTAAATTTAAAAAGGAGGTTAAATCGTGACTTTAAACCAAGACGATTTTGAATATGCCGGTTTAAATAGCCGGGACGATTTACAAGTTGAGATGGGTAATGTGGTATTACCTAGCGCACCAGCCATGGCTGAACAAGTGACTGATATACCGGCCATGTATGGTAACCAATTTAATGGCACGGACTTTACTAGTCGGACGATTAGTATTCCAGTGTCAATTTACTGTGCCGATAATCAAGACAGGTTTAATCAGGTGATGCACAATTTAAGTGGTCTGCTATTAAGTGATGACCCTAGCGATAATGGTAAAGAATACCCACTAGTGTTTGGATTTGAGCCTAAAGTGACCTATTGGGGGCATATTACTGCAATTAGTGATCCAGCGCCGATTAACCCTGGTATGTATGACATGACACTAACCATTACCTTTGTGCAATCCGACCCACGGGCAACCCTGCCACAGGTTGAAACACCCTTAAAAAACGGCTTAAATACAATCACTGTTGATGGCACCGCTAGAACAGAACCAGTTATTCAAGTCATACCCAAGCGTGATTTAAAACACATCGGCTTTACCCTAAATGGTGGTGAATATGGATTAGGCCCAGATAGTGATGAAGACCAAGCAGTTGCTGTGCAGCCTTACACGCAGGTTGTTAACAGTGACGTACTAAATACCATGGCTGAGTGGACTAATGATGCCAATGCAATTGCTCAGATGAAGACCGCTGGCAAGTACATTTATCAAGGTGAAGCTGATAGCAACCGAGATACACAAGTATTAATGGTCAAGTATGCTAATGGGTCTAAACAGTATGGTACGCATCAACCAGACTGGTATGGCCCCGGTGTTCGTTTTACCGGTATGACTAACAGTCTGACTAACTATCGAGTTAAGACTAGAATCCACCATATCAAGCACTCAGGTACTCATAATGGGCGTGCAATGGGGCGTGTGGAAGTCTTACTGTTAGACCCTAATGGGGCTACGATAGGCCGATTTGGTCTAGCTGATAGTAGTGGAGGTGGCACACCAACGTGCTACTTACAAATCACTAAGCCGGGTGGTGCTTTTGCTGGCGGTGATGGTAAACATCAAACCCTATTTATGGGTAAAGGACCATCAGGTAGCTCTAGCAATGGTCGTGACCAGAAAATCAAGATTAAGACGGGCACCACGACTAAGACAGTGGTTAAACGGTCACGCAATAAGCATGGGAAGGTGACAACTAAGACCATTAAGCAAAAGGTTAACAAGTATACAACTGTGGTCAATAAAGAAGAGAAGTCGGCGCTAAGCACTAGTTGGCTAGAACTCGACTTAATCAAAAATGGAAAGGTGTTTAGCTGGTCAATCACCCAATACTACACCAGTGGTAGTCACAACGGTCAACCATGTAAAGACCCTAAACGATTTTTAATTGTTCACGGCACGTTTGTTGATAGGGATTCAAATTATCAATCTGCTTTAGGTGGTATCGGTGGAGTGTTCTTCAAGCATTCAATTACCGAAGATGACCAAAAGGTGGGCTATGAGAACCCTTATCTATCTATCACCAGCCTTAACATTTACCAAGTTAATGACGTGGCTCAGGACGCGCCTAAGTACGTCGCTAATGCTGGTCAAGAGATTGTGCTAAATTGTGAAACTGATAGCACCACGGTGGGCGGTAAGCTAGCTAGTCCAATCTGGTCAACTGATTATCCCAAGCTTAGTCCGGGGGTTAATAGCCTAACGATGATTGGTGACCTAGATGACGCACAAATCACACTTAAATATCTACCCAGATTACTATAGCAGCACTTTAAAGGCTTCCCAATTAAGGGTGGCCTTTTTACATAACTAAAACAAGGAGGTTAACAGATGGCTTTAAATAACCAGTATTTAATCCTAGATTCGAATTTAAAGCGGATTGGGACCCTGACTGTTGATGGTGCCACTAAATTTTCAAACGACAGTATCAAGATTCAACTAGCCGACTCAGACACAACTAGCACTAGCTATGATGATGACGTTAATGTGGGTACTAATGACACGTTTGATGGCACGATTAACCTAAATGCCCAATCTAAGAAGTTCGACCATCAAGGCTCATTAGACGTGCTTCAAGGTCAACCTGATTCAGACAAGATGGTGGCTGGTAACAACTTAGCCTATTATGACGAGCTATCAGGTCACTGGTACGTTATGCGCATATACAGTGTGGAAGAGAACAATACCGCTGCTGTTAAACACGTCACAACGGCTAACTTTACTAATTTATGCTTGTACAGTTTAGCTCATCATTATCCTATTGCTACTACAGCTAGTGCAAGCACGATTCAGACAGCTTTTAATGAGTGTTTTAATGCCACTGGCTGGACGCTAGACTATCAGACTACTAATGTGATGACCCCAACAATTACCATTGATGGTAAAACGAAAGCTAGTACATTAGTACAGACGCTAATACAGACTTATAACGTTGAAATTGACCCTTATGTTGAGATTGACTCACAAGGGAACATCACGAAAAAGGTGTGTGTCATTACTGACAAGCTCAATGCTGACGTGGTCTATAACGAGGCTGTATTCGGTAAAAACATGACTAGTATTAAACGGACAACGGTATCAACACCTGTCACTAAATTGATTCCATACGGGGCCAACGGTAGCACGATCGCAGTGGTCAATGATGGTAAGCCCTATATCGTTGATGATGAGGCTAATCAGAAATATAACCCCGATTGGCAAGCCGGCCTGTACTACGAAGCCATTGTTACTGCTAATCAGATTAGTAACTCAGCCGGTTTAAAGTCATGGGCTAAGGATATGCTCAAACTGTACAACCACCCTAGAACGTATTATGAGGTAAATGTAACACCAAACTTTAATCCACCATTAGGCGCCACAATTAGGTTTAAAGATGAGCTAATTGAGCCAGTATTAGACGCCAGTGGACGGGTTATTCAACGGACAATCAGCTTTGCTAACCCTTATGGCAACACGGTTGGCTTTGGCGAGTATACAACTGTTCAAGCAGCCACCCCAGCATGGATGATGCAGTATCAAAATGCACTCAGTAAGGCGGTTGATGAAGCTAAGAAGGACGCTAGTTCGATTAAACCGGTTGCTATAACGCCTGACGGTAACAATTTTACAGACGCTACCCAGACTAAACGCTTAATCTTGCAGGCTTGGGAAGGTAGCACCAATATTTCATCATACATTGACAGCAAGGGCTTTATCTGGCGCCGTTATAATACCGATGGCACGGTTGACACTAGCTACCAACAAACGGGCTACTTAATCAATGCGGGCAGTAACGCTGTTGGCACCTTGCATGGAACAATTGAATCCGATTATATCCAAGATGACCCGGAAATTAAGCTAGACCCCACTGGGATCAGATATTTAGGAGTCTATGGTCCCGACGATAATGGAGCTCATTCAGCCACTCAATACATGGCACGGTTAAGCAATGGGCAATATATAACTAGTCGTGCTCGTGATGACAGTGGCTCTAGTGATACCATGTTTGCTTTACAGGATAGCAAGTTTGCCGTGCAGTCGGTGATGTTACAAGTTCATGGGCAACATGGTGGGACATTTGGCGTACAGGAAGTTAATAACACGGTCTATATCTGGAACATTGTGAGCTTGAAGAATGACCACAACTACATTCTCGTACGGTTTCCTTATGTAGCTGGAGTTACCTTACAGCCTACCGATAAACGAGTTCAACAGATTGTGCCCCTTAAAGGGTATGGCCGTATTAACTATGACCGTCAACATGATATGGTCTCAATTGGCTATAACGATGGTAGCACTGACATTCTCAAAGCTAGTGACCTGCTAGCCGGAAATTACAACGTGCTATACAACTTTAATATCACTGATTATGGGATTGATTTTAATAAGAACACTTATCAATCGGAATGTTTAGACTTCCCTTACTTTTACGTTGCGGCCGGTGGTGGTCAAGAAACAAATGATGACCCACATAAGGCATGGGCTTTAAATGTCGTGCATAAAGGCACCGAGTTTGAGGTTTATCTGGATAATGACCTAGATTTTCCTAATTTGACCGATGAAAACCGTGAAGTTGAAACTTGCAATGTCTTTTATCAAAATGGTCAGCCTTATATGCTGTTTACTTTTAATACCAACGCCTTATTAATTAATCCGGCTCCAATGGAACGTGAAAAGGTATATACCATTCCAATGATAAAACGGTCAGCAGCTAGTGTGATTGATAAGGGGACGATCAGCGAAAATGATAACACGGCCGATTAGAAAGGGGGATTATAAATGGCTGAATCTAATGCAACTCAAGTCATTCTAACCGATGATGGCATCAAAATTATCAACGCTCAAAACACGGCTGATAATGCGGCTAGTCAGGCAGGAAATGCTGATAGCGCTGCTTTAATTGCACAGTCTACAGCTAACGCTGCTAAAGAGGCCGCTGATAGCACCTATGCTTATGCTAATTCAGAGATAGCTGTACAATCTACAGCTACCGCTAAAGCTCAAAGCACAGCTGATAATGCGTTTAGCCAAGCTCAAGCAGTTGGTAGTCAAGCTAGCGCTGAGATAAACAACAACTCTACAGCTACTGCTAAGGCTCAAAGTGCGGCTGACAATGCCTTTAGCCAAGCAACTACAGCAATAGATAATGGTAAAGTAACTAGTCAAGCAGTGACAGACCTCAAAGACGGTTCCAAGCTAACGATTGCTGACCTAGAAAATGGACTGGCCACCAAAGTTGCTAACTCGGAATATGCTAGCTACAAAGTTCAGACAGCTAGTCAGATAGCCCAGAAAGTTGACAATGGTGCTTTCTCAGCTTACAAGACACAGACAGCTGACTTGATAGCTCAAAAGGTGGCTAATAGTGACTTCTCAGCCTACCAAGCTACAACCGCTAAGTCGATTGATAATAAGGTATCATCTAACGACTTTAACACGTACAAAACCCAAACTGCTGACTTGATTGATGACAAGGTTTCTAGTTCAGAGTATGTGTCTGACAAGACACAGACTGCCAGTGAGATAGCGGATAGAGTAAGTAATAGCGCTTTTTCAACTTATAAAACACAAACTGCTAGTCAGATAGCACAGAAAGTTGACAATGGTGCTTTTTCAGCCTATCAAACAACTACTGCTGACTTGATAGCTCAAAAGGTAGCTACAAAGGACTTCTCAGCCTATCAAGCTTCAACGGCTAAGGAAATATCTAGCAAGGTTGAATCTAGTGACTTCAAGACTTATCAAACACAAACTGCTGATATGATTGCTAGCAAGGTTTCTAAATCCGATGCTAATAACGTCAATTTGATACCATATTCAGCTATGCCAGAAGCTGATAATTTACAATGGGCTGAGTCTGGAACGGGTGGAACGCTAAGCGCAACGACACATGCCTTCTATCACAGTGGTGCCGATTCCCTGTATGAATTAAATACAGCTGGTTCTACCGAAGTCTTTGCTAAAAGCCCACGCTTTAAAATTAATGCTAACGCAACTTACACGTTCCAACTAAAAGGCTTTGCTAGTTCTAATGTAAGTAGTATGGACGTTTATGTTTTGGGCCGGCCCAATGGTAGTACTTCAGATTTCACAGTTGCCCAAGAAATAATTAAAGGGGCAGTATTATCTAAGTCAGCATTAGATTATCGGACGGTTACCTTTACAACAGGGGCGATTGATGAAGCTTATCTGCGTATTGATAATAATGGTTCGACCAATGGGGCAATTTCGATACTAGGTTTTACCGAATTAAAATTAGAGCCCGGTGACACTGCGACACCTTATGTATATGGCGCTGAAGACACTATGATTGCTCAGATGGCAAACGATATTCTATTTAAAGTTACTAAGGGCGACCTAATTGATGAAATTAACCTTCAAGCCGGCAACACCTTGATTTCATCTAGTGGTCAGTTAACACTAGCTGCTGATACGATTTACTTTGATACTAAGAAACCAGTTATAATTCCTAGTGCCAATATCACAGGGACGCTAAATGGCAAAACTATCAACGCCGGTTCACAACTAAATCAGTATGGCAACACTAGTTACCCGCTAACGCTTTCACCAGATGGTTCGGTTACTAGTACGTCATTTGAAACAATTGACACTGAGATCGCTGCATTAAGAACGGTCATCAAAGACGGCACAGTTAAAACTAATTTACGTGGCATGACGCCGTTTGCAACTGGGATG